TTCCAATAGCAATGTCAACGATGGAATCCCGTATTTGTGAAAATATTACGGCTGAATCAAGTAACAAAGTTCCCGTTGAAGTAATTGTGCCACCGCTTAACCCGTAACCAGTGGCAACGCTTGTGACTGTACCAGTTCCTTTTGCGTTTATTCTTGAGGATAATGAAGCCGTATCAGTTCCATTTAATTTATTATTTAACTGTGTTTGTATAGATGACGTAACTCCATCAACATATCCAATTTCTGTATTAGTTACATTACCAATAGATGTAGTACTTGGAAGAACTACAGTACCAGTAAATGTTTGTGTTCCTGTAAATGTTTGAGCTGCATCAATACGAGCTACACTAAAATCTGTTCCAGGAGTTGTTACTATTCTTTGTCCTGTAACATTAGAAGCGTTTGTAGTTTTAAATTTAAATATTTCACTAGAGTTAAGATAATTCAATACGTTAGTAGTATATGCAGAATTAGTTGATGATATAGCATTACCATTAAGACTGGCAGTTATTATCCCAGCACTAAAGTTTCCTGAAGCATCTCTTAAAACAATAGCATTATTTGTATTTAGATTAGTAGCTGTAGTTGCTGAATTAGATACTTTACCAACTGTAGTTATAGTATTTAATTTACTATCTGATATACTTCCAGCTAACATAGTATTTGTTACTTTATTAGTACCTATAGTTGTTGTTATACTATTTGTACCACTACCAGTTATATCACCTTGTAATGTAATTACTCCACCACTACCAGCTAATGCTACAATATTATCTATAGCTATAATTGTAATGTTATCTCCTAATTTATAACTACCAGTTGCTAGTGTTACAATACTATCATTAGTAATAACATATTGATTTTCTGATTTTAATAATTGTCCATTTCTATATACTTGAGTAAAATAAGGTATTAATTTCTTATTACCTTCTGTCCATATTACTATACCATTGCTACCTACAATATAATCTTTTCTTAATAATGTAGCTGTATCTCCAGAGTTAATTATATTATCAGCTACTTTTAATGTATCATTTGAGAATGATAATCCATTTCCTATTTTTATATCTGTTAAATCATTAGCATTATTAGCACCTATAAGTTTATCTGGAGTTAAGCTATTAACTAAACTATCAACTCTTATTGTTCCAGAAACTTGTAACGCTTGTTCAGGATTCATAGTAAGAATACCAACTTTATTATTTTCACCATTGAGATACATTAAAGCAGTAGTATCTGTTTGTAATACCATATTTCTATTAGTAGACTTAATAAACACACTATTACCACTATTGTTTGCTAATTCAAGATTAGTAGAATTAGTATTACTATTTATTTTTACCGCATCACTAATATTTGTATTTACTATTAATTTTCCTGTAATAGTAGCTGAATCAATAGTAACTACATTGTTAAATGTTTTATTACCATTAATATCAATTTGATTAGAATAAGTATTTACATACTTAGATAACATATCAGCAGTATCAGATAGATTTAATTTAGTTAATAGTCTTGAATTAAGATTTAATAATGTTGTATCTCCTGTTCTAAAATATGGTGCTAATATAGATGTTGTATCAGCATATCTTACACGAAGGTCAATTCTATTAGACAATGTTATTGTATCTAATTTTCTAAGATAAGGATTTAACATAGTAGCTGTATCACTAACTAATAATGCAGCTGTAGTATCTCTCCATAGTTTTTCTGATAGATTATAATATATAGAAGCTTTATTAACTAAGTCTGTTAATCTAACATCATGTAATTCATCAAGCTCAAATCCATTCTGTATCTTTACAAATATACTACCATTATTTTGTTGTTGTCTAATACATATACCTATAGTTACTAAGTGTAATGGTGCTATTGGTTTAGTTGTTGTAAGTTGTCCTGGAGTATTAGATAAATATATAGATGAACCTTCAGTAAGAGCATTAGTATTAATTCCACTTAATAATCCAAATGTTATAATATATCCATGACTACCATTAGGAATTGAATCTGTTTCTACAATACCAAATGTTTTAGAACTTGTTTGTTCTGTAGCAGATGAAGCTAGTGTTACTAATTTATTATTACCACTAGAACCTGAACTATATACAGCTTGACCTTTGTATATAGTAACTCCAGATTGATTCTTTACATAAGCTATTTGTTTTTGTTGTGTTGCTAGTATTACAGCTGAATCTATATTAATTGAATCTCCTATAATATTGATACCAAATCCTTCTGTTAATGGAGTTATATTTATTGTATCTTTATTTGTTATAACATCTACATTAGTTTGATAATTAACATAGATAGTATCTAACTTAGTATTTATTCTATTAGACAACGATATAGTATCTGCTTCTTTTAAATAAGGAGCTAACATTGATAATGTATCAGATATATTAAGTTTTAAATTTATTCTATCTGAAAGATTTGCAGTATCTAAAGTATTTAACTTAGTATCTATTCTATTACTTAATGTTATAGTATCTGAAGTATTTAGTTTTAAATCTATTCTGTTTGATAAAGTTATAGTATCTGATTGAGTAAATATAATACTTGTATCTACATTAATACTATCACCTATAATATTTATACCATAACCTTCTGTTAATGGTGTAAATACAGCTATTGAATCTCTTATTAATATATTAACACTATCTATCACACTATTATATAATGTATCAAGATTCATAACTTTACCTCCAGATATAGTTACTATTCCAGCAGTTGTAGCAAATGTTATATCTTGTAATTCATTTGTACTATCTCTATCAGGATATCTAATATCTAATAAAGTAGTATCTACATTTACACTATCACCTATTATATTAATTGCATAACCATCAGTTAAAGAACTACCTATATTTATAGTATCTTTATTTTCTATCATAGTAACTACATTCTTAAACTTAACATATATAGTATCAAGTTTAATAGCTAATTTATTATTGATTGTTATTATATTATTCGCATTAGTTGTTATCCTATTGGATAAGATTGTTGTATCACTTATATTAAGTTTTAAGTTAATTCTATTAGATAAACTAATAGTATCAGCTTTCTTCATATAAGGAGTTAACATTGTTGCAGTATCACTAATATTAAGTTTTAGTGCAAATCTGTTTATTAAGTTTAATGATGTTGTATCACTATCTCTGAAATAAGGAAGTAACATAGCTGTAGTATCTGATATTTTCAGATAAACATTTAATGTTGTAGTATCAAATTGTGTTGTAGGATATACTAATTGCCAACTATCGTTATATAAGTATAATTTATTAGCTATTGTATCTAAATGAAAGTAAGCATTATTAACATTACTTGGTGTATAATTAGGTATATTATTTATAGTAGTTCCTCTAAATATTAAACCATCACCAGTAGTTTGTACTCCTAGTTTTTGTTTATTACTGAAAGTAGGATATTGTGCTAAAGCTACTATTGGTAATAATAATAATGATAATAATAATATTCTTTTCATTCTTAATATTCTTTTCATTCTTTATTATTTAAAAAAGCTGGTAGTAACTTAATACTACCAGCTATCTATTTATTCATTATGCAGTTACTGCAAACTTTTTAAATGTCACATAAGGTTGTGCATCTGTTTCACTAATCTCTGTTACTTTCAAGAAATAATTACCAACAGTAATTGTACTTGTTAAAGTAAATCCAGTAGAACTTACAGATGATACAGTAGATGAAACTACAGCACCACTTGTATTTATAATACTTACATCAGCAGTAGCAATTCCAGTAAGATTTAAACCAGCAACAGCTACACCACTACCCATTTGAGCAACAGTAGCACTATTAGTAGTATTGATTGTACTAACAAATGGAACTGAAGTAATAGTTAATGTACCAGGAACACCAGCACCAATACCTGTATTGTTAGCATTATAACCAGGAGTTAAACCATTTAACCATGGACCTAATGCAGTATTCAAATCACTTACTAAAGTTGTTTCAGTAATAGTAGGAATAATTCCAGCATCAGCAGTTGCGGTTGAAGTATTTAATGTAGTTTCTAACAAAATCCAAATACGAGTTTGGTGGTGAATTGAATCATCAAACTTCTCATCTTTGTTATACAAATCAATGATGTACGCAGAATAACTCTTAGTCTCATCAATGTAAGATGGAGTTTTAATTAACTCATCAGCAAATCCTGTTAGTTGGTGATTACCATATTGTGCATAAGCTCTTTCGTCAAATGCAATCTTAAATAATCTACCACTACCACCTGGTTCAATAGCTGGAGATACATTAGTTATACCATAACTTGTAAATCCACCAACAGTAACATCAATAGTAGGTTTAATTGCATAGATATCATCATAAGCTACAGCTGTATCATGGTCTAAAGCTACAAGTAAAATACCATCAATATCTCCACCATTTACAGTATCTATATCAACAGTAATAATTTCAGCTAATGGATAAGCAGCACCAGTAACAATTAATTCTTTCTGAATAAAATTGTGTAATGCTTGTACCATACCAGCAGTAACTGTAACAGCTAGAGTACCATTAGTAGTAGTCATTACATTGATAGAATCACCAGTCTTAATTCCTGCAATAGCAGTTCCAGTACCAGTTCCATCTAAGTTAATACCTAATGCAACAACATGTTTCTTAGCAGCAATGTTAGCCCATTGTGGTTGAAGTGTATTCAACTTAGATTGAGCATTAATTCTACCAATCAATTTAGCTAGTACATAAGATTTCTTTTCAGCATCAGTTGAACCAACTAAAGTAAGAGGAGTATCATAGCTAGTAATCAACTTATCAATGTTATTACCATAATCTCTATCCTTACGAACAGAACGGAATAAGATATTAACAGCATACTTTTGTACTAATGCAGCAGTTGATGCAACTGGAACAGATACTCCATCGATGTAAACAGCTGAATTAGATTGTACTGGAGTTAAACTTGCAGTTACAGATTGTACTGTATGACTACCATCAATGATTGGAGTTTCTAAAAATGGTTTAACTTCTCCAATATGCCATCCATAATTCTTACTAAAATCAGCAGATGTTGGAGTACCAGCAACTAATTTAATAGCAGGATAATTAGCTACAGTAACATCACTACCTTTAACTAATTTGTTGGTTTTTACATCAAGAATACCAATCTGACCATCACCAAGATTTACAGCATTACCTGTAATAAAATCAGCATTGTCAGTAGGAAGTCCTTGATTACCCTTCGCAATAAGAAAATATTCTTGATACGGCTTGTGAGTTCTTTTCATATTATGTTAAATTTATGAGTTTATCGGTTTGAATGTTTTTAGTATTGCCATCACTAAATCTTCTTGCTAATTCTTGTACAGCAATACTAACTATTATATCTACATATTCTTCAGGAAGGTCACAGTCTTGTTTTAATTGGAATGGAGGATTATCTCTATTTCTATTTTCAAGACTTGGATAAGTTCCTTTACATACTTTAGATGGTTTTCTTATATAAGTTAATTCTAACTTACTAGGACTTAATTCATCTTCAGCATATAAATACAATCTATTGTTTCTAATTGTTCCTATAATGTATTGAAATCTTTTAGATGTTCTTCTATGAAATGAACGTCTTGCAGTTGCTAAATCTCCGTGTTGTTCTATGTTCACATCGTAAGCTATATCACATCCATTTTCAAAAACTCTAGCACTACGATAAGACCTATAGTCTTGAGGAAATTCATAATAGAATATTTTGTCATCTAATAGTGTTAACTCTTGTTTAGGAAATTCTGGATATGATACAACTAACGTGTGTAACATATCAATTCTTTGTTGAGTAACCTCAAAACCTATATTAAAATTCTTAGGATTTCTACCATGTATAAATATCTCCAAATACTCAAATATAGCAGTATTTAATACTTCATCCTTTTCAACATCAGTAAGATACTTTTGGTGATTATTAGATAACTTATTATAACCTTGTTCCAATTTGAAATGGAGAAAATCTATATTTATCGGCATTTAATTCCTTTTTGTTTCAATTCACTTAATAGTTTGTGATATACATTATCATCAGTTAAATCAGGGTCGTATGCTTCCATTTCTTGATACAACATATTCTCTATTTTTGTTTTAGATGCTCCTAAGTTATACAGGTTTTCAATTCCTTTTTGACTTCTCCAAAAGTGTTTACCGCCTGTAAGATAAAAGATTCCAGTATTGATAGCTTGTTGAATCATGTAACGAATGTAAACTTTATCCTTATCTTTCAATAGTATGTCGTATTGTTCTAAGAACTGCATGATTCTTTCATCTTGAGTTCCTTTAGATACTTTACGTTGTTCCCAAATATGATTCTTTAAAGACATTTCTACTAAAGAATCAGATGCTTCTCCAGTAACTAAATCCATAACTACAGATAATTGGTATCTGGTAAACATATCATAGTTAGCAAATAATAATCCTAACTTTGTAAGTCCATCCATAACAATATCAATCTTTTTGTTAGCTTCTTTAATAGCTTCTTCTTCTTCAGCAATATAGAACTCATGTATATTTTCATTTACTTGATTCTTATCTAAAGCTATCTTTGGATGATTCTTTAGAAGTTGTATTGCTAATCTACCTCTTGATGTATCAGAAGAAAACACATTAGTTCCTTCTTGTAGCCATATCTTAAATTGTTCTAATTCTGATTGATTGTTAAGTCTATCAGCAATCTTTACATCATTCATGATTTGGCTCATTAATGGAGTATTTGTTGTAGAAGTATAAGTTCCAGCAATCATATCATCCATTATTTCATACAACATCTGTAGTGTTATCTGTTTCTGTTTAGTTACACTATCAAAATTAGAGAACCAGTTGCTACCAAAATTAATCTGGTCTTTTGATAACTCATAGTATGGATTGTCAATCAATTCATCTAATCCTGTTAACAACTGGTTTCCATTTCTTACAAAACTAAACGGTATAGATATTCCTTTAGACCTAGTTCTTCCCATCGAAATAGTAGTTCCATCATCACGCTTATACTCGTAAGTATGTCTTCCTTGCGCTGATGTACGTGGTACGTGAACCACATAGATTTTTTGTCCCTTAATCATAGGCTGTAATAATTATTTTATTTGTTTACGATACATAACCTGGAACCCACTCAATACGACCTACCGCACTAGTATCCCAAATATTTAATGAACCACTCATTTCTCTGTAAATACTTAATGTTTTACCAAACTTGTAAGCATTAGAACCATCTTTAACAATACCATTCTTAAAGTCAATAGCATTAGCTACAGAGAAATAGTAGTCAATATTATCTTCCATTACCATACAAATGTTATTACCATTTGAGTTTTCAGCAGCATTCTCAGTTTGTCCAAACTCTAGGATATCAATTTGAAATGATTCTAGTGGTAAGTAAGAACCTGGTGCTTTCTCTTTGTATAATGTATCATCATCTTTAGATGGGTCATACATAATAGTTACATCAATACCCATTGGTAACTTGATACGAGTAAACTGAAATCCCCATTCTTTCTCATACTTATGTACTCCAGTAGGTTCAGCATTATCTCTTAAAGCAAATCCTGGCTCTAGTGTCTGGAATACAGATGCTTGTTGTGCAATAAGTGTTGACAAGTAACTAATAGCTCCAGTTCCACCAACTAACATAGGTTTACGATTCATAAAACCTCTTCTACGATATAGTACTTGATGTAAGAAATCATATAAGTTATTTAGTGTAAAGTTACCTCCATGTGGCATATATTGTCCATCACGAACTAACTGTCTCCAGCCTGGTGCAGTTTTCTTTACTCTCTTAGAATCTTGGTCAGTATCAATTTGTAATCTACCAAATTCACACATCATCTCTCTATCCATCTCAGTACGCTCTAACAATCTTTCTTCAGCTTTAGTAATAAACATACCTTTCTGAATAATCTCATTAGTATTTTTATTCTTCAAACTAGCTTGATATATGTGTCCACGAGAGAAAGCATCTCTGTATTTCTTACCATCATGGTCATCATAAGTTCCAGTATTAGATTTACCAGACTTACTAGCTGATAATTCCATACGAATAAATCTATCTGTGAAAGATACTTCGTTAGCATATTGACCTACAACACCACGAAGTTTCATTTGACTTGAGTATTGGTCAGTACCATATTTAGTATTCTCCTCATTAGTTACACGAGTAGATACACGAGTGATTACTTGTCCAGGTTTTAACCATTCAACAGGAATCCAGCTATTAGGATTACCATCCTGAATCTTAACTTCATATCTAAATGAGTGAGTTCCAAGTGGTTCTGGTCCAGATATAATTTCTAGTAATGGAGCATTATCAGATGCAGTTTTAAGTACTACGGGTGCTTTCAACCAATTACGGTCTAAAGCAATAGCAAAAGTAGTATTAGCTTTTCCAGGATTAGCATTGTCAGATACTAACAATTCAGTAACACGGAAGTCAACATCAGCATCACCAATTACAGACCAAGCATACTCATTACGACCACCAGGAATTACACAGTAATTACCTTGAGCCATAGTTAAATAGTTCCAACGCTTGTTAGTTAAACCTAAATTGGTTGAACTAGAAAACAAACGTGCAGTCATAACACCAAAGTCATAAGGTTGGTCATCTCTAAACAATGCACTATGAGATACACTATCAAAGAAATTACCACCGAATCCTTTGTATTCTGTTACTTTAAGAGCGGTTTTTCTTTCCATTTTATTATTATTTTATATAAGTTCTAATTCTGATAAATCTACTTTAGGATTTCCACCTTTCGATGATTTGTTATTAGCTAGTGATGAACTAGACCAATATTTCTCTACAGTATCTTTAACTCCCTTTACTGAAGGACTAAATGCTGATTTCTTGTATTTATCTAAGTTTATATCTTCTCCATCATAATTAGCTAAGAAGTCTACTAATTTTACTAATGCTTTAGGATTCTCAAACAGATGTTCCATTCTAGTCTTAAAGTTACCACTTGTAAACTCATGAGCAATTACTTGCTTATGGTCATCTCTCCAATTAGTACTGTTTAATACTTGTCCAAAGTTTTGTACAAATACTTCTTGTTGTTGTTGTTCAACTTGTTCTTGTTGTCTAATGTATTCAAGTTGACCATTCATTTCTTGTTGTCTTACTTGCTCATCTTTTCTAAACTGTCTTATTGATTCTTTAGCTAATTGATTTCTATCTTTTAAGTAATCAATTCTATCTTCAATTTCTTCATCATCAAGACCTTCAGCTTTTAATGAGTTAGTAAGATAATTCTCAGCTAAATCAGTATCACTCTGTAAATCCTGTTCAGTAAATGAAGGTGGTTGATATTGCATCAAAAAGTTAGCTACTTCTTCAGGAGTTACATCATCCTTTAGCGTAGCATATTCAATAATAGGTTGTAAGAAAGGTGGAAAGTTTTGTATAGCACTTACTAATGATACTTGAGCTTGTTTATCTAAAGCTTCTTTCAATGAATCAAAAGTACCATCAAACTCGTGGTCAATAGTAAGAAAATTATTATCCTTGTAATAATTAAAAGCTGCAACAGCATTGTCATCCGTATCAACATTATCTGATAATACATCTTCAGTATCATCATCAAGATTGTCATCTTCTTCAGGAATATCATCATTGACTACTTTATCATCAACAACTTTATCCTCTTCTTGTTCTTGTTCTATAAAGTCGAAATCCAACTCTGGTAGAAAATCATCTCCTATTTCCATAAGCAAATATATTTTATGTTTATCAATTAATTCTATTTAGATGACTTAGTATTCTCTTTTTTAGAAATTCTTGCTATTCTTTCTTTTGAAGCAATATCTTTCTCTTTAATATCTAACTCTCTATCTTTTTGGTTTAATCCTTTCATAGCTCTATATGCTTCGATATGGTCTGGAACTCCATCTTTATCTTGATTTAAATCATCAGTAAACTTATAGACATCCATAGCTTTTATTTCAGCATCTAATTGTTTAGTTAAAGTGATTTGTTCCATCTTATTATTATGCTCTTGTTGCTTCATTTGTGCTTGAGCTTGTAATTGTTGCTCTTGCATTTGTTGTTGCTGTTGTCCTTGTTGCTGCATTCTTTGTTCTTGTTCTCTAGCTGCTGCAGCAATCATCTTATGTACTTTTTCTGGACTATCGCCTCTAGTCATTGCCATAACTAATTCTGATATTCTTTCAGCTCCTTCTCCAGCATTTTGTGCTAATGGTTGTATCATTTGTGTCATCATTTGACGATACCTTTCATTATAGTCACCATCATGAATAAAGATTCCTAAATCTTCATGATTTAATAACTCTGGTTTAATTCTTATAGTCTTTTTCATTCCATCGCTAGTAACATAGTTTAAGAATGTTTCAGTTTTTTCAGGATTGTTTTCAAAGAATCTACGATAGTAATTACTAAATTGTGTAACATATTCATTTACAGTTTCTTTCATTACTAATTGATGTAGTCTAAAGTATTCTTCAGCCATAGTATATGACTGTGCTATAGCTTGTTGATTATCTGATACATTAGAACTTGGAGAGAATATACCTTCAGCTTGTGGTGGTACTAACATTTGCATTCCCATTTCTCTATCTATCAAATCTAACAACTGTTGCATATTAACTATCTCACCAATAGAACCAGCTTGTTCAGCTGTAACTGCTGTAGTTCTTTGATTGTTTGGAAGTCCTGATGTAGTAGCTGTTGGGTCATAGTAACTATCTCCTAGTGTACGTCTTAAATATCTCCATACTTTTAGTTTATCAGCACCTTCATATAATGGATTACCATTTTCATCCATAGCTAGATAATCAGGAATCTGACTAGCATCAATATTCTTTATATAACCTTCGTATTTAGCTAACTCTCTATTCTGTAAATCTTTAACAAATGTATATTGTAATAGTGATGGTAATGCTCTTTCTACTAATGATATAGATTCAGCATTTAATCCTGAGAATATTCTACCTTTACAAGATAACTCAAAATCATAAGGATTATCAATAGATAATGGTTGATTAGGAACTTCTCTCATATCAGTAAATATATCATAACCATATCTAGTTATTTCATATCTTCTAGGTATATACATCTTTTCAGCATATACTACATTACCAAATTCATCTATCCATTCATGTCTTTTAGCTTTCTGATTATATCTATTGATAATAAATGTAGTAACTGCATCTTCAGGAATAGGATATTTACTATCTACAACTTCAGTAATTACTTCATTGTATTCATTAAACATTGTAAGAAATATAACTTCTCTATAAGCCTTAAACTCTAAGTAAGTTTTCCATATTAACTGATTAGCTCTATATCTTCTATCTCCAGATGTTCCTGTTGATTGTCCTATGTATCTATTATCATGAAACCTAGATTCCATTCCTTCTTCTACACTAAGATAATTATATTGAGATTTAGCTTGTCCACTTGTTACATCCCATGCTGCATTAGGAGTTAAATAGTTAGATGAAGTATAACCTCGTAGTCTTTCAAGTACATCATCTTCTACTTTACTTTCTAATTCATCAATAGCTTCTGTAACTGTAATTGGAGTTCTATACCACCAATAATCTCCTTTCTCTATTCTTTCTTCATTACTATTCTTATGAAAACCACAATGGAGTGTATTTAATACCATTGGATGTGGTTGTCCATTCTTTTCTATAACTACCATAAAACATCTATCTACTGCGAGTACATGTTTAAATGATAATGACTTTAATGACTTAATATCAAACTTTACTTTAAAGTATTCTACAACATCATTATAGAATATTTCCATTTCACTCTTAAAATTCTTTATATCTATATCTTCAGGTTTAGGCATAGTACGCATAGATTCTTCAATCTGTTCTGCATTAGCACCTCCAGCTTCCAGTTGTGCTTGGAATATCATTAACTCTTGATTGATTGCTGCTTCTAATACTTTCTTGAGTTCTGAATCTTTTGCAGCATTATCTCTATCAGATAATAATAATACATCAAAATTATCACCTCGTTTAAGCATTTGCCCAACGAGATACATAAACTTAGGATATAGTCTATTATAGATAACTATTTCTCTATCTTGTTCAAATGGCAACTTGAACATATCTCCTTCAGGATTACATAACTCATATAATTGTCTGAATAATACACTACCATCATTATTAAGAATAGCATAGATAAGCCTATACTTCTCATAAGATTCCATATTGGTATTATTAAAAGGTACGATAGTATTCATTACGCTTTTATACCAATCTTCTGATTTATTTTTTTCTCTTAAGTTGAATACCGCTTCCATCTATTATTTATATGATTACGTATTGTCTGCAATGCTACAGTTTTCGATTTATTCATCATTCTATGATTCTGTTCACCGATAGCTAATGTTATTCCTAATAACGCTGAAACACCATCAAAGTTTCCTTTTAGTGTGTAACTCTTTATTTGCCTAACGGTAAATATACATGGTATTCTTTCTAAGTTAGAATACTCTATCCCATTAATTTCTTTTTTTTCTAAAAGCCAATCTCTTAAAGCATCTATTAATGATATCTTTGCTAGACTATTTCCTACTATATATCCAGTTTGACTTACAGTTCTTGAATAGATAAATTGACCTTGTTCGAATTGTGGTCTAAGACATAGTAAATCAGCTTTCTTTTTCTTTAGAAAATAAGCTCTAAGTCTATCTCCTCTATTAGCTTCATACCATAAGTTTCTAACTGGATTACCATATAGTGCCATTCCCATCTCTAGTATCTCATTATATCTATCTATACCATCTAAGTTTTTACCTATGTATGCAGCAGCCATATCATTTCCTGGTAATCCATATACTTCATACTTAGGATTAACAATATAATATGCAGCACCTAATGAACCACCTTTATCCATCTCATCTGATATATATGGGTCATGTAGTACAATAATAGCATCATTAGGAATTACACCATTTATCTTTAGTTTATCAGGACTTATATACATCATAAATTCACCACCTAATTCATCTCCAGCTTTAATTGGAAAGTTATAGATTGGTTTACCATTTGTTTTAATCTGATAATTAACTCCATATTGTGCAGCACTATCCCAATATAATTCTATAGCTGAACCTAATGTTTGATAAGTATTGTCATGTATTAATGCTTTTTCTCTTTCTTCAGCTTCTTTTATAGGCATTAGTGAACCACCTTCTGATAACCACATATCTGTGATTTTCAATGGGAAGTTCATTCGTTGTCTTATTAATACTTTAGGGTCTGTAGATTTAGATGCTTTCTTTTCTTCTTGTTGGTAAAACTCTATAGATTTAGGTATATCTGTATTACCATCTTTATCTTTAAATCTCTTATCTGTAATGTATGCTGGTAAAAATAAACATTGGTCTTGTTCTCCATATCTAAACTTTAAGCAATTATAATCTTCAGGATGCGTAAATATCTTCATAGCATCATGTAGTGTTTCTATATTACCTGAAGTTCCAATTCCCCATTGTACACCAAACTGTTCACCATCTGTTTTAACTACCGCTGTATTTGATAACCATGCTTCTATGAATAATTCCATCAATCCTATCTCCTCATATACTATAAGATTTCTTCTACCACCAGCTCCTGATTGTCCACCATCTCTTTTGTTTGTAGAATATACATTATGATATAGTGTAGAACCAGTTCCTATTTCTTTCCATTCATTCTTAATCTTTACTGGAGTAGTATTACGCCAAGGATTATCTTTGTTATTAGCACTAATATGTCCAGTCATTCGTTTCCAAAATGGACATGGTTCATATTCATCATCTCCAGGTTTACCCCATACTCCAAACTCATGATTTAATGCTAACTCATCTAATGATGCTTCTATCTTTTCAGCTAGTTCACTAGATTTATCTTTTCTTCCTGAACCTAAATCTATTTCAGCTTTTAACTCTCTTCTAGTATCTCCAGGTTTATAATACTTTTCTCCATCGAATATTAATTCAAATAGAATACACATTAGTGCAGCAGTATATGATTTACCACCACCTCGAGAACCAAGTATAACAAAGTTTTTAGCATCATTATAATATAATGGTCTACCTAATGGTTTATCATGTAGTTGAAATAGATAATCTCTAGGATGTATAAATTCTTTTAAGAATCCTTTCTTATTAAATAGTGTAATCTTTTCTTCTAATACTATATGATAAGCATCAGGATTTAATACTTTCCAGTTACAAGTATATTCATCATCATCTTCAAATCCTGAAAATCCTTGTGCTTCAAGATAATAATAAGCAATATGCCATTCTATATCTCTAATACTAGGTTTAAGTTTTAATCTAGCTTTTGTTTTCTTATCAGTTTCTACAATAGTACAGTAGTTACCATAGAATCCTAATCTTCCGGGTACATATCTATATTGACCAAACTGTTGATACCAAATACCTTCTATACATTTAGACCTAATAGTTTGCCAAAATAGATTATAACGAGGGTCATCAGGATGGTATCTTTCAGGTTTAAATTGATTGAGTATTCCTTCTAAGTCCTCTATTCTAATCCATTGGAACTCCCACTCACTATTGCAAGTAGTTACTTTAGCTACTTCTGACATATTCTTTAAATGTTATCCATGACCAATCAAAGTATTGCATTTCAACGTAATTAGGTTGATACATAATTGGACAATCTTTAGCTGTTATATCATAGTGTCTATACACATTATCTATAGTCAATTTATGTCTTGCTAATAATATATTAATAAGATACTTAGTATTCTTTAGTGTATCTGCATAATTACTATTTGTATTAACACACATTTCTATACCAATAAAATAGTTATTAGCACTATCTCCAGCTGGAACTAATTGCCTTCTAATAGGTAGATTAGCACGTCTAGGTTTATCACCTACATGCCATGCTACTTCATTATCAGGAATCATTTGTATAATATTCTTATCATCTACTACATAATGACAACTAGCTTGTACTGGAGTATGTCCAAAGTATTTTAGATGTGATTCTGCTCCAGCTGTAGGTTTTACATTAGCAGTCCAATGTACTATAATACCTTTTAACTGTTTTAGTTTTCTTTCTGGTCTATTATTATCTACCAGTTTTACTTGTATCTCTACCATAAGTCTCCTTTTTCAGATTTAGTTAATTTAGAACCACCTTTAGCTCTTGCTGATTGTTTATCTTTAATAAACTCTTCTTCTATCTTTTGATACTTTTGGTATATAGATAGAGAATCTTTCTGTAACATATTTATCTGTGTTGCAGTACCTTTTATTACTATAGTTTTACCATCAAGAAAACTTGTAGTATCTAAAGTTAATTCAGTATCAGCTATTAGTTTAGCTCGTTTTCTTAATTGATTCTTTTCTTCTGCATAAGCTCTTTGTACAGCAGTCATACATTCTAATGGATAAGCATCTAAGCATTTAACAAAGTCTGGATTATCCCAATCTATGTCTTTAACAAAAGTATCTTTTAACATTTTCTTTCGTTCTTCAAATGCCATTCTATAGAATATATTATCATGTTCATCAGGGTCACACATAAAGAATACAGTCCACATTTGTCGTGATGAGAAATCTTTATCTTTAGACTTATCTTTATCATACAACAAATGAAATGGATAGTATATCTTAAACTGTGGATTTACTTCCCAGAAGTTAGTAGCTTGGTCTAGTATTCTATAGTTTATCTTAATCATCTTGTTACTCTTGCTTTAACAATATACTCCGTAGTATTAATTTTTAATAGTACGAATCTATCAAAGACATCATCATCAGGATTCTTTACTTTACCAACACTCATATTTAGTGTTACAGTATTATCTTTAAAACTAGTTGATAAACATCCACAAGATACTTCTGTATGTTCTACTGGTTCATCAACTGTTATAGTTGTTGTGGCTACACTATTCTCTTTGTGTTCACCTAAATTAATCTCCAACATATATTTCGTCTAGTTTTAGTCTGAATAAACAACGTTTTACACTCGCAGATATTTCACTCATTACATTCTTAATAGCTTCATCTTTCTCTGTAGCAATAGAAGATTTAATCATATTATTTAAACCTCTAAAGTAAGTAATTACATCATCTGATGGAGGAATATCTAAAGACTTAGGTTGTACAATATTAAACGTATCCATCATGTATATCTCTACTAGCGTGTCTACTAAAGGTTGTATCTCATCATAATATGACGCTAATGCTTCATGAGTTCCTAGTCGTCTAATAGTCCAATGTTTATATTTAGCATATATTAAACTCTGTACTATTGTTGCTACTATTTTACTAAAATTTTCCATTAGGACATTTTTTATTAGTTAATACCATTTCATCAAAATCACAACCACATACTAAACAGTAACCCTTTTCAAAGCATGGCTTACACCTTCTAGCTTTTTCTAATGGGTGCATTTCAGTCATCAACCAAAGAGAGAGTTTGGCTTTCACTATGAAAACCAAACCCTTCACTAAATCTTTAGGATGGCTTATCAGATACTTTGTCACTAAATTTAATTTCAAGACCGATAGTTTTTAATACCATTTTAAGAATCATTCCAAACATTCCAGTAGGTAAACCAATTTGTAATTCTTTACCTTCGCACTCTACAAAACTTTCATTTACTTTGTTATAAACAAATTGAATAAGTTTTACTGCTGTTGCATAGTTAAGAACTACTTTACCATCGGTGTTGATATACTTATCACCGAGTTCTGACATAAATTCTCCCACATTAACTGTGTGACAACCAGCCTTTTTTACAAATTGAGCCATAATTATGATTTTTTAATGATTAAAGTGACATCATTGATTGGGTCTACAGCTAAATAGCCAAAGTGTTTATTACTAATATCTGTTGGTGCTTCAAAATCATACCAATCAGATAGAGTAAATCCATGAGCTAAATGAGCTGGTGTATCTACTGAAGGTTTTTCAGCTAATACACATCTTCTATTTATTTCTACTATATCTCCAGCTTTAATATGTGTAACATGTTCAGGAACTGCTACTACTACACACTTTCTTGAAAATGCCCATGGTGAATCTATGGTTTGTCTAATACCAATACCATTCTGTGTCATTTCCTTCATTGGAATCTTTGGAGCAATAATTAATCCTGACTTAGTTCTAGTTGCTTCAATATGATAAGCTCTTACTACAGCAATATGTACTGGAGTGATACTTTTATAATCTTCATCTAACACATTAATATTACTATTATAATCCTTAATGAGTTGCTCTGTCTTATCCCAATGGTCAGTAACTCTTGCTAAATCAAAACTTTCTTTACCAACTTCTGTTGATTCACCACTCATTCCAGTAAATAGAATCTTTCTATTAGGGTCTGGAAAGTTAGCTGCTGCAAATTCTGCAACATTTACACTCATTGCAGGTTTATCATACCTCTTCTTTGTCATAATACTTTTTTATAATGTTATTAATATATTCTAGTTCTTTACTTTCTGGTCTGTGTATCTCTAACTTTTTACGTTTAGCTATTAGTTTTCTATCTTTCAAATTAAACTTACCCAACCATTCCAGTAGTACATATTTAGTATTCTCTAGTGGATTTCGTAATATATGTTTTAACTTTAGTTCAAAGTCTTGAATAACAAACTTTACTACAGCTTTACTTTTACCACAATCATTAGCCACCATTGAATATATATCACTTTTACTACTTGGTAGCATAATCTGTTATATGGAATGAGAATACAAATTGTACATCTTCTTGATTAGTTACAAAGGTATGAAACTTTATTAACTTATCACTTAAAAACCCGTAACTATCTACTAAGTTTAATGACATCAATTCTTTCTTGACTTGAGTAAGTCTTGGTGCTTTCATTCTTAGGTCTTGCATAATATCTACAGAGTAAGGTTTAGCAAAGTAATTTCTAGTAGGGTTTTTAGCCATAATATAAGATATAGTTTCTAATGCTCTATCTCCAAACTTAAAATTCTTTCTAAGACTAAGTAACTTGAAGTAAGTTTCCCAGAAATTCATTCTACTTACTCCTTGTGTTGATAATGCTTGTTGTCCAACTTTTCCAGTTAGCAAATTTACTTCCATTTTATTATTTGTATTCCAGCTGTTAACGATATTGTTTTGTTTATCATATTATACTGCATACCTAATACATGATTCTGTTTAGTTTTATACATTAGTCCTAAAGCATAATCTTTATTAGTATAAATAGTTCCTGTAAATAACAAACTACTTTCTGGAGTAGCTATTTTTACATATTCTATTGTTCTTTCAGGATTTACTACAACAGTATTAGTGAACATACTCTGTATTTCTAAAGTATCTAATTTAATACCTCTTTTAGTTCCCATGTAATAACCTCTTACATTTAGTGTATCAAATATAGATACACTTCCTTGTCTACTACTTAATAAATAAGTTCTTAATCTATCATCTACTACTATTGTAGTATCATTATCTTCTATTACACTATCTACACTTACTTGAGTATCTACTATTTTTCCAGGTCTATAACTATTTGTAACAGATACTTTATTTTGTACTACAGTACAAGTATCTTTAAATACAGTAACATATTCTTTCTTTACTTTAGTATCAGTAACAAATTCTATACCTAATCCTTTGTTATCGAATACAGTAAAGTAAATTGTTCCTAATATTAATCCTACAACTATTCCTAGTCCATATTTCATTATTTCCATGATTAGAATTATTTTAGTAAAGGTAATAACATTCTTTGAGTATTAGGTAATATTTTCATCTCTACCATGTTTTTTTAGCATACACTCTAAAAGCTTTTGACCTACTGTCATTACCTTTTAAATTCTTTGCATGACGTGAATAAAACGCATCTTTTCTTTTCTCTGATTTATGTTGTCTATAGTCTTGCATAGATGAATCACCAAAGTGATGCCATTTATCTCCCATATATACAGCTATCTTTTTACCTTTATTATCAGACTTTTTAGTAGCACCATCTCTAGGAGTTTTACCACCATCAGCCATTTTAGGTAATATATTAGTATTAGGTAAAAGGTTATTTTTCATTATCTAATTTTTTAAAATCATAACAATAGTAATCACTTTCATCTACAACCCATCTTTCAGCTACTTTCTCACATATCCATTTCTTATTATCTACTAACCAATCAGGTCTTTCAGGAAATGGTTTATCAGTAAATGACATATCTTTCCACATCAATCTATTATTAGGTTGTATAGTAAAGTTACCATCATCTAATCTTATAAAATGACCACATTTATATTGTGTAGGTTCTTCAGAAGAAGAATTATTATACCAATCAAACGTCATTACATAACTACCCCATTGAGTTTGTTTATCTTTAAACATAACTTGAACTCTCATTTCATCTAAGTAATTAAACTTAGTAACACTCATATCATTACCAAAACAATCCCATAACTGTAAATAATGTAACTCATGTAGTGGAGCATCATCTTTCGAGCATAACATGTGAATAGGAACTCTACTTCTCATAGCACCATTATCCATTAGTATATGAAATGTTAAAGCTCTACCTTCTATTGATTGTACTCCAAATACTACAACATCTGTAGTACCAGTAACAGAATTATCTTGTTGATATAAATGACTATTTCTTAATTTAGCATAGAAATGCGGAATACTTATATTATGTGTCATACTAACAATTTTTCATCTTACCACCATATTTCATTTTACCAACATCAGGTAGTACATCTCCTTTACCACCAAATAACTTAGAAGCTGCTAGTGCTAATCCACCAGCTGCTACTGCTGCACCTAATCCATTATTAACTTTAAAAGTTGGTCCTGCTGTTGGACTACCTAACATTCCACCCATCATTTTACTATTAGCTTTAATCTTTCTTTCTTGCTTTAGCATTTCAGATGTAGGTTTCTTAGGTGTAGCTCCAGTTCTTTTATTCTCT